GTTGTGGAAGCAAGTGTGATAGAAGTACCTACCCCTCCAGTACCTGCTGTGTCATCTAATAGTGCTCCATTTAATGTGCTAAACACTTGTTGGCCACCGCCCCATAATCCTGTGCCCCAACCAAATCCGTATGTAAAACCCAAAGCTCCAGGTTTTATGTATGGTGTAACTGTAGCTGATCCAGATCCGTTGACCGTTGTCCCTGCTGCGCTAGCCATGGTGATTGTAAAACTGTCACTGTCAGGAACAGTAACAACTTGAAATGGTTTTGTTGTAAAATCTGATGCAACATATCCCGCTCCTGTTGGAGGTGTTACAGAACTAAATAAAAAAATATCTCCTGGTTCTAAAGCATGCGCTGCCTTGTTAACAGTGACTGTGGCTGATGTGTTTACAGTGTCAAAGGTACAACTAGTCAAAGCTGTGCCTAGAGGTGTAATGTCAAAAAAAGCACCTTCATAATAAACTACTAATAACTTATTAGTACCTATTGCTGCATATTTTCTGCCATCCAAATCTGCCCATATAAATTGTTCTTTAGCTGATCCTATTAAAGTAGATTCAAGTATTTGTTCCCACCCACCTATTTTTTCAGGTAGTCCATATCTAAATCTAACAAAATCTCCATCAGTCCATCGACCTTCGGCACCAGTCTGTGTAACTTGTTTGTTGAATCCAGGGGCTAAATCTACTTTTGTTAATGGCATACAGAATTATAACATAATGTATCTATATTTTGTAGACTACGTTTAAAACCATCCTATAATCCATATTTGTTGAAGTTGCTTCGAAATGAGAAGTATTTGTAGGAAAAATTAATAATCTATTTTGTACAGATTCAACCTTATCACCACCTACAATTTTCGTGTATCCATTGTTATTATTTAAATATAACTTAGCTGTTTCACTAGGTTCATTTAAATCTATTTTAAATACATCTTCTATTGGCTTACTCTCAACTGTTTCTTTTGTTTTGTGTGTAAGAACAATATTTGCACTTATTACATTTTTGTCAGGTATATCTTTTCCATAAACTTCAAGCTTTCTTAAAAGAGGAGACAAAATTGGTGTAATCCAAAAACTAGTTTTGATATCTTCTTCATTTTTTTTAACAAGATTATGTATAAATTTTTTCTCCCCACTTTCTGGAAAATACCATGGAAAGTGAGAGCTTGTTATAATTTGGCGTATTGAGTGAAACTCATTGTTATTTAGAAAATTATTTATTACTTGGAGCATCTTTACTTAAATCTAATTCTTCTTCATTACCTGTATTTAAGGTCTTTTGTAAGTCAGTGCTAAAGTTTGCGTTCCAATCAATAACTATTTTCATAAGACAATTACCAAAACTTTTTAAAGCTTCTGGGGTAAAATATATTTTTTTATTTTTGTTCAAAGTTTTTATTTCTTCATCACTGAATATCATTTCACAAGAACCATCATTTTTATTTTGAACAAATCTCACTATATAGCCTCTGGATTATTAAGACTTCTTGCAGTGCCCCAAAATGCTCTACCATCCATGTGTTGATCCTTATGAGGCCCTTTTGCATCTACGTAATGTAAAAACACTTGTGCTTGCCAATCGCCTTGAAATCTTTCTCTATAGTGTTCTAATTTTGGTCCTAAATAAATTACTGCATCACCAGGCTTTGTATTGATTTCATTACCATCCATAAAGATAGGCCACGGAGTATTATCACTTCCGATATGAACAGTTACACTTATTTCACACGCAGGTCTGTCTTTATGCTTTCTTAAAATTGCATGTTTAGTATACATTCTCCAATAAGTATAAGTTGGTAATAATTCTTTACCAGTAGTTTTCTCCATCAATTTTTGTTTTGTTAAAAGTAAAGAATCAAACACAGGATCTCCATGACAACAAGTATCACCAACATCATCACCTACAGGAGTAGATTTATCTAATCCAAATTGTCTTACATTAGTACGGTGCATTATTTCACAATACTTATTTAATAAAGTTATTTCACCTTTGTCTAAAAAATTAGGCACTTTTATGTAATTAAAATCTTTTCCTATAATGCCCATGCTACCACCGAATATCTTGTGCCACTCTCTACAGGCGTTACTGAATGAGGATACATAAAATTACTTGGCCAAATAATAAGTCTGTTTGGTTTTTTTTCTATGGTTAAAGTATTCTCAGTTCCAACCAATTTAAATTTTAAATCACCACCTTCATAATCATCATTTACAAAAAAAATTAAACTCAAGGTTCTTGGATAACATGCAACATGATCATGATGAAATTTGTAATGATGTCCTTTTGTATATTTCAAAATTTGAATATCATTTATGGCGCATTGAAAATCTCTCATATTAAAATCATTAGCATACTTATCTATATGGAGAGTAAATTTATATAAAAGTAAAGAAGTCCAATGCACTGTGGTTAAACTCTTATCAAATAAATTTGATAAAACTTTTGTTTTTACATTTCTAATTTCGTGGACAATTGAATTTTTACCTTTATTATTAACCACTGAAGCTTCTTCGTAATCAACATGATCTTCACAAATCTTTCTAAATATTTTTAGAGTATTTTCTGGCAATACATTATCAAATATTCTAATGTATGAATTTAATTTATCCATCTCTAATTTTTTTACATTTACTTCCATGATTTTTTATTCCAAAAAATGTTTTTATAATTATTTATTATATGATAAGTTTGCATAAATCTATTTCTTTTTTGTGTTGTTGGTTGTCCTTGCTCTATCTTCATTTTCCAGCTATCTCTTTTAAATGGTATTACTTGAACATACGGGGTGCCCTTTTTTATTGTGGTTTCTAAGATAGGATATTTATCTCCATTTATAATTATAGGAAAATTTACTTCACTATTAAATGTGTCTGTATCAACAATACCTGGCATGATTGAGAACCTGTCATCAGTGTTGTTAAGAGGTGGTAAAAACAAACAAGAATATCCAGGTGGCGTTTTTATTGTCCAAGGATTTAATATTTTATAAAATGGTAGATCTTTATTTTTTTGTAAGAAAGGACATTTTTCACCTACTTGTTCTTCAGGATGTATTTGATTTTCATGATGATAGTTAAGATTTACTGTTTCAATATACTCATTTGCAAGAAATCTTTGAGCAGTTTCAAAATTTGAATGTCTTTCGTTATCTTTAATTACATTATGTTGAATGTGAAAATCCACCGGAACCTTCAATATATAACCACTTGAGAGTGAATCCAAAAAAGGCATACAACCTTTTACAGTAAATTTACCAACTTTATGCTCAAGTTTTTTAAACCAATCTGGTATATTTAATTTACAAGGTATTGGATGAATATCTTTATCTTCAATAATTACATCTTGAGCTATAAACTTTATGTTATTCGATAACATAACTCCTTATAACTTTATTAAGGAATTTGTAAAGGATGGTAATAAGTTATTGAATTATCTTCGCAATATTTTTCCCAAGAGTTTACAGGATAAGTAATATCTGTATTTTGTCGACCAGCAACAGTTTCATCTAAAACTATTTTGTAGTCATTTATACTGCTCCACATAGAATTACTTTGATTATTTTCTACAAACGCATTAACCTTTGGTAATACTACAGCTGATATATATTGTGAAAGTGCATCAAAATTATCAAAAGTATACAACTCTGATTCTGGATCTTGTAAAGAAACATTATCACCTTCAAGACTAATATGTTTCAAGTTTTGTTTTACTGAGTTAAAATCTTCATCAGAAATAGTTTTTTCAGTATAGTCTGCTACATTAATATTTAAATTTGCAACATCTGAGTCCGTACTTACTTGAGCTATACTTCCGTCTGAATTAAAAAATGCTTTTGCCATTATATCCTCTATCCGTTATCAAAAATTGCTATTGCACCAGCATTGCCTGTATTACCAGCACCACCGTTGCCTGGGTTTTGTCCTGCACCCCCACCTGGACCACCAGTTCCTACGCCTGGAGACATTCCAAATAAAATTGCTCTATTCAAACTAGTTGTGTTTGCACCGGGTGCACTACCAGCATTACCTGTATTTCCTGGAGGGAAAATTTGGCCTGGACCTCCCGGTCCGCCTCCGCCCCCTCCGCCTCCGCCATTCGCGGTCGCAAGGTTTGTAATATTTGAAGATTGCCCGGTATTACCCGTGCCTCCGCCACCTGTGCTAAAACTTCCTCCAGTTCCACCACTACCAACAGAGTATGAATAACCTGTACTAGATTGAACAGAACCTGAGTAAAAACCAAAACCACCAGCTCCTCCTGGTCCACCCGGCGATCGGCTTCCGCCTCCGCCTCCGCCTCCCCCAGCAGCACCAAGGTAAGCTTGAAATTTTGATGCAGCGGGTCCTGAAGTATAAGTTCCTGAAGTAGGTCCTTGTTGAAATAAAACAACTTCCATGTTTGCTGCTCCAGCACCTGAAGATGCAGCAGTTAATCTTCCTTGAGCATCAACTGTAATTGATGATGCAGTATATGATCCCGGAGTAACTGATGTGTTTGCAAGTTGATCTGCACCCACAGCATCATCAGCAATTGCTGCAGTGCCAACAGCATCATCGGCTATCGCAGCTGCGACAACGGCATCGTCAGCAATTTTGGCTGAGGTCACTGCATCGTCAGCAATTTTGGCAGTGCTTATTGCACTGTCAGCAACTTGTGCAGTTCCTATTGTACCACCTAAAGTGTCTAAAGACACTTCATTTAAATTTGTTCCATCAGAATAAGCTGCATAAATTTTTTGTGCGTCTGGAGAAAAACCAGTTCCACTTGCAGTTTTAATTGTTAAGTTTGATGGGTTAGTTACCCCTGTAACATCAAATATATAAAATTTTTCTATTGAATCTGGAATAGTACATATAGTAGATGCACCTGCAGTAATTGTTGCAAATTTAATTACAAGATTTCTTGCATTTGATAAAGCTCCGTCAGACATTACTAAAGCAGTTGTTGATCCTGATGAAAGAGTTACTTGTTCAAAACCAGCAATTGCTTGTTGTACTAAATTTAAGTTTGTGTTTGTTTTATCACCCCATGTACCAGCGTTTTCACCGGTTACCATTAGCTCTAGTTTTAGGTCACTTGAATAACTTGATGCCATAAAAAATTC